TTTGATAAATGAAATATAAAATATGATTTTAACGCGATTCAACAAATTTGTATAAACATCAATAAATATATTAAATATAATTAATATATTAATTAAAATGGCTTCGTCAAGCAACAATATACTAGAGAAAATTGATTCTTTAAAAAATAATTATTACACAGAAAATAAAAAAAACACATTTTTCAAAAATAATCAGAAATTTGATTGTGCAAATACCATTGTCCAACAAATGAATAAAACCGATTTGTTCAATAGTATTATTCGAATTAATGAAAACCAATTATTGGTCAATTACACAATGTTTAAAACCATTATTCATCCAGATATTTATATGGATTTAATACACTTCATTTTTCAGCAAAATGATACCATTTTGCAAATGCATCCAATGTATGATGTTATTATTGATTTAAAAGGTCTGACAATGACTGGAGTAGAGAGATACAAAGATTTTATAACAACATTGTCGTTAGAAGGACAAAGAAATGGAAAGAATTTTTTGCAAAAGTTGGGGCAGGTGCGTATTGTAAATCCGCCATTTATGATTTCCAACATTGGTAAAATCTTGTTGCCATTAATGGATCCAGTTGTAAGGGGTAAGATTGTGATCATGTAAAGGAAACTGTAGGTTTCCTTTTGATCCTTCCTTTATACCTCGCTTCGCTCGGAGGCTCACCTTAAGCGAAGCAAAAAAAGCTAACCTTAGGTTTCTTTTATAAAGGAGGGGTCATAGGGGAACTACGTTCCCCTACTCGACCGTAACCACTTTTGCCAAGTTTTTTGGCTTGTCTGGATTAATTCCCTTTTGTACCGATAAATAATATGCAAGCATCTGAATTGGCACAAGTCCCAACAGCGAAGAATACGACGAATTTGCAGAGACGCGGATTTCTGAATTGGGTGTATTTGAAATAAAGACAACTAGCGAACCACGTGACTTTACTTCTTCCACGCAATTCTGAATCTTTGCTTCATATCTGCCATCCAAATTCAAAATAATGACCGGAAAGGTTTCATCTAATAAGGCAAAGGGCCCGTGTTTCAACGAACTTGCCGAGTATCCTTCTGCATGCACGTACGAAATTTCCTTGATCTTGAGAGAACCTTCTTTTGCAATGCATTCGTCGCTTCCCTTCCCCAAAATAAAGAGGTTTTTTGCATTTATTAATTTTGCAGAAAGGGTCTTAACAACTGGTTCAACATTTTCAATTGTATTTTTGAAATCGTTGGATAAATTCTGCAAATCACTGATTGTTCTTGTTCTCAAATGTTCATTGACCCCGTGCAATTGAGAGAACCATATTGCCATCAGTGATAAACATACAACTTGGCTGGTAAATGCCTTGGTAGATGCCACGCCAACTTCCTTTCCCGCATTGCAATAAACCCCGCAATCCACTTCTCTCGCAATCAGAGAATCCACAACATTAATGACACCAATTGTTACTGCATTACCTTGATGTGCAATCTCAATACACCTGTGTAAATCCTTGGTCTCTCCAGATTGTGAAACCAGAATTACTGCTGTTTTGCCAACCCTAGGAATATCATAGTTGGAAAACTCGGCGCCGTCAAACACTTGGACAGTATTCAAGTTGCAGAATCGTTTGAAAAAATGCATCCCATAAAGACCGGCAAAATACGAGGTCCCACAACCCAGAATAATGATATTGTTTATATCTTTTAATGCAGAGAAATGTTGGTCTAAACCGCCCAATTTGACTCGAGTTGGTCCATCAATTCTACCCCCATTGTTAATAGCATTTAGAACCACGGTTGGTTGGTACCAGATTTCTTTCAAAGTCCAATGGGCAAATGGATGCGGATCAAGATCTTGATTCAGAGTCAAAACTTTTTTGCCAGTGTATGTACCAGATGTTTTTACTTGGAGTCCTGTTCTCTCTATTATACAAATATCATCATTGTGCAAAGTAATGTAGTTTGAAACCAAATTGCAAAAACCGCTTTGTTCGGATGTGATAATAACACAATCGTCGCTTTTGCCGACCAAAAGAGGCGACCCATTACGCACACAGAACAATTTATCGGGGCTTTTCAAATCAATTACAATAATTCCGTAGGTTCCATAAAGTTTGTCAACAGTTGCCTTTATAGATTTCTCTGTATTGCCGCCAAGTTTATTGTAAAAAAAAGAAATTAAATTCACAATAACTTCGGTATCCGTCTGCGAATAAAAGACAAATCCATTATTCATCAAATCCTGTTTGAGTTCGGCATAGTTCTCTATGATTCCATTATGAACAACCGCAAATTGTTTATTGTTGGAGAGATGTGGATGTGCATTTGTGTCGTTTTTAACACCGTGAGTGGCCCAGCGATTATGGCCGATACCTAAATTGTTTAACCCGGGATTTATACAAACTTGTTGCAACTTCTGTAGAGAACTTTCCGCCACTGTAGAAGCATATTTATGAACCTCTAAATGATTATTATTAAGGATACATAGACCAGATGAATCGTATCCGCGATTTTGCAATTGGATAAGACCGTTGATAATTCTCTCGTAAATGTTTTCCGGAGTTGCAGAGACAATTCCGAAAATTCCGCACATTTTTATATTTTGTATTTGGAATTTATAATATTGAGCATTACGCAAATGTGTTTTATGTAAAATAATATGAAAATATTTTTACATATTATCTACAAAAATGTTTCACGATTTAACTTTGAGAGATGGTTCGCACGCTATTTCACATCAACTAACAAAGGAAATGATAAAAGATTATTGTATTTTTGCAGAAGACGTAGGCATAGAAGTAATAGAGGTAGGACATGGAAATGGGCTTGGTGCATCATCAACATTGATTGGAGAATCATTACTATCAGATTTGGAAATGATACAAATTGCAAAAACACATCTTAAAAAAACAAAACTTTCAGTTCATATAATACCAGGGTTTGCAACCATTAAAAAAAACATTGACCCAGCAATTGAGTTAGGAGTTGATATATTTCGAATTGCAAGTCACTGCACTGAAGCGTCATTAACAAAAACCCATATTGAGTATTTATCGTCTTTAAATAAAACCGTATATGGAGTTCTTATGATGACGGCAATGTGTTCTGTGCAAACACTATTTGAAGAAGCATTCAAAATGAAATCATATGGAGCAAATGCTATTATAATAATGGATTCTACTGGGTCATATCTGCCATCAGATGTTCGAGAGAGAGTTTCAAAATTAGTGGAATTAAAAATACCAATTGGGTTTCACGCGCACAATAATTTACAATTAGCAGTAGCAAATTCAATAACAGCAATTGAAGCAGGAGCATCTATTATTGATGTTACAATTCGCGGATTTGGAGCAGGTGCTGGAAATACACCCCTTGAAATAATGGCTTATTTATATGAGTGTCCTTTTTTAAATAAAACAAAGATATTAGAACAATGTGATAAATTTATAGTACCCATACCAATTTGCAAACCTATTAATATTTTAACATCAAAATACAAAATAATGTCTGGATTTGAAAAACACATTATTAAAGCGGCTGAACAATATAAAATATCATATATTGAACTAACAAATAATTTGGGAACTCAAAAATTAGTTGCAGGACAAGAGGATTTTATCTATATTACCGCAAAACAGATTGCAAATAATATATAATTTATACGTATTATAAATATATAAATTATATGAGAGAACTATGTTTATATACACGGTCTCCTTGAACAATGCCAACATGTACATACATCTCATCTGACAAAATTTTTTCAATTTCTTCTATATTCGTGTTATATCTTTGTAACCAAGGTCCAAAATTTTCTACAACAATAACCGGTTTACATCTTTTAATTGTATTCATACCACCAAGTAAAGCAAATTTTTCATAACCCTCAATATCTAAATGAATTAAATCACATGTTTCCAAATTTAAATTATCAATCGTAAATGTTGGTGTATGTCCTTTCCCAATTACATGGGAACCGCCATGTCCCAACGTTTCATTAGTATTGAATAAATTTACGCATTCATTTATTTGACCCAAACAACCCTGGAATTTATAAACATTTTCAGAACGAACATTCATATTTAAACAAAAAAAGTTAATTGGGTCTGGTTCAAATGTGTATACACGATTGAATATTTTTGCATATTGCATTACATAATAACCAGCATTTCCACCGGCTTGAATAATTACATCTTTTTTATCAACAAAAGATGATATATTTACAGGGACATCTTTGAATGTATTCATTAATAAAAAACATGTGCTTATTGGATGAGCATATGTCGGAGTAATTTCTTCCGCTCCATCTTTTTTTGGCCAATATACACCTTTATGTAAAACAATTTTATTTTCCATTATAAATAATATTATTTATATTATTTATATTATTTATATATTTTTACATTCTATTTATAATTCTGGATTTCAATGATATATTGTCTTTCATAATATCTTCAATGATATCCATTTTCAACAATGGAGACATTTCCTCGATTGGTGGTGCAAAAATTGTGTTATCATTATTAATAACGCCCTTCACTTTTGGTATAAAATCCTGATTGGGATCCATAAATATTTCACATATTGATGGTCCATCAAAATCCATAAACCTTGGATAATATTCATAAAAATTGTCCCACGATTTTATCTGATATTTTTCATAACCAAACGCATCCGCAATTTTCATATAGTCTGGTAAAACAACTCCAGTTTGCGAATCAACTGCGTTATATTTACCTTTAAATAACATTTTTTGTGTATGTTTAATCATTAAATAACCGTCATTATTAAATATAACAATTTTAACTTTTAATCTATGTTGTATAATAGTTTGTAGTTCTTGTAAGTTCATCATCATACTTCCATCACAGTTCAAACATAACACTTCTCTTTCGGGACACGATATTGCTGCACCAAGTGCAGCTGGAAGACCATATCCCATCTCTCCTAATCCATATGAAGAAAACATTGTGTGTCCTTCTTGTAATCGTATTGCCTGATGTCCAGATAGTAATGCGGTGCCCATATCCGTCACTATTATTTGCGTTGGTTTTAAAAAATCAGAAAGTTTATCAATAATTCTATATGAATTTGGAAAAATATTATCAATATGTGCTTCTTCTATAAATGGGAATTTTTTTGATATTTCTACACATTCATTTATCCAATCTGTATTTTTATAATTTATATCTTGTATTTGTTTAATAAATTCACCACAATCTGTATTAATGCATAGTGTTGCAAACTCTTTAAATTCGGTTGTATCTACATCAACCATTACAATTTTTGCCCCACGAGCCAATTCTTTAAAATCGTATCCAGTTTGTGGAAGTGACATTCGACTTCCCAAAACTAGTACTAAATCACTTTTTTGTAAAATAAAATTAGCAGCGCGTTGTCCATATATTCCAGGTCTTCCAAAATACAATGGATGGTCATCAGGTAAAATATCAATACCTGACCAGGTTAATAAAACAGGAACTTGAATGTTATTTATAATATTTTTAAAACTATCTACGGATTTTGACAATTTAATGCCATTCCCAGCTATTATAACTGGTTGCACAGAATTCAATATTAAATCTTTAATATTAGATATCCCATTATTTATAATTTCTGGTATGTATTTGTTCCAAGCACGAAATTCAATATTTTTAGTTTGAATATCAAATGGAATATCTAATAATACTGGTCCTTTTCTTCCATTTAATGCGATAGAATATGCATTTTCCAACTCATCTTGTATTATATTTGGGTCTAATATTGTTTTTGAATATTTTGTTGTTTTTGAAATCATATGCACAATATCTAATCCTTGTGTTCCATACATTCTACGATTGCCGTGCTCAGAAATATAAAAGGACGATTCCTGACCACATAATACAATTGTTGGGGTTGAATCTGCCCATAAACTAACAATACCAGTTACCGCATTGGTAACGCCTCCACCCGCAGTAACAAGAGCACATGCCATATTTCCAGTTGTTTTATAATATGCACCTGCAGCAATTATTGCGGATTGCTCATTATGAACATTTATAATTCGTATATTTTTATTATTAAATGAATCATATATATGAGAATTTGCTGAACCAATAATACCAAAAACAATTGATATTTTTTGTTCAAGTAAAAAATTGGATATAATATCACTAACTTTCATTTATTATATTTATTCTCCATTATTTTATGTTATTTTATAAAAAACATAAATTTTACTGCATCGTTACATTTGTTCATGTATTTTTCTAAGTGCATGTATAGCAACACAGTTTATAATTTCTAAATTTCCAGCACTACTCGCTATGATATTACTAGAACTAATCATATTAATATTTATCATTAATACATTTGGATTTATTTTTTCTGGTTTTGAAACTGTATAATTTTGCGCATATTCTTTAATTTTTTTAACATAGCTGAAAAAATCGTCAATATCTGTAAAGTCATTTGATGACTTTATAAAAATTGTAGTTTGCATTATATTTGTATGTGGATTAATATTTAATATTACCTTACTATTACATATATTTGTTATTTTGTAAATAGCCAATTCAGTAGTTTCAATATATTTGTCTATATTTATACGAGTCGCAATACCTGCACTTTCGGAGTTAATCTGTGTCACTACCTCTACATATGTTATATTATTAAGTTTTTCCTTAAAATATTTTATTATGGGTATTGATATTTGACCCCCACAAGTAATCATATTAATATTTTTTCTATTAATTTCTGTAATATTTGGAATATAAAAATCACCAACATTTGAAGGGGTTAAATCAATCACTTGGATTCCTTGTTCTAGAAAAACATTTGCATTGTTTTTTGCCGAAAATGCATCAGTACAATCAAATACAATGTTGCAACATCTTGGATTATTTATAAAAAACGATA